CAGGGGGTACATGATTACATGCGTGCAAGGGCTCCTTACTCCGAGGAGCGCAACATCTTGCAATCTTTGGAGCAAACGGATGGCTTGGGCCGACTGGATGGTGGTAAAGCAGACTTTGACGGAGGAATTGAGTTTGGAGCGCCAAATCCGAAGCATTAACTCCACTAAAGACCTGCATACGCTCCAGCAGCTGTGCAGTGCGTTAACCCGGCAAAACTGGCACTACTCAAAGCTGCTTAAACAGGCTGTGGGGCGCGTGGCTGAGCTGGATGTGCAGCGTATTTGTGATTAGTCGGCCTTAGGTCTCAGTTTTTTTTGTAAAGCTCGGCCTTCAACGCGAGCTTTGACAGCTTCCTGCCATTTGGCAGCGTCTTTGATTTCTGCTTCAGGGTATTCGTCGGGGTACTTCTCCTGAAGGTAGTTGTAGATTATTTGGCGCATCCAGGCGGAGGGCTTAACGCCTGCTTCTTTGGCCTCTCTACTGAAAAGTTCGCCACGAAACGGTTCGAGTAAGACTTGAACGTAAATGCGATAACCGTGCGTGCCGCTCATGTTTGATCCTGTAGTACACCAACGTTACCATGTTATGGAGCTGTCAACTTTCTTTTTCCAAGCAGTTGCCTGTTCTTGGCGCGAGTAAGCGCGTTGTCGTTTAGAGCCAGCTCTAACTTGCTTGGCTCCTTCTAGGAAGATTGCAGCTCGCTGTAGGTCAGCCGTTGTCGCTGTCCTGATGGCTTCGTTTAGACGCTCCAAAATCAGCTGTCTTCCGGTTTTGGGCTGCTGCATAGTCCATTGCCCTAGGAAGGGTTTGGTGGAACGTTATCTGGTTTGAGGCTTCAACGACAGCCCATGCGTTGGACTGCCTGTAGATCTTGAAAAGGTTAGCCATGGGTTTGCTCAATTAGTTTTTCAATGCTTGGAAAATTAGAAAAAGGTTCGCAAGTCATGAGGCTTACATCAACGCCATGTTGCAAAGCGACAGCAACTTCTGTTTCAAGGTAAAAGATGTCATTTTCGTAAATGACTTGTTCTACGTTGAGAACTTTGTCGTTGTCGTCATAGGACGTATAGCGAGTAATCGCTAAAGGCATCTGCTCGTCACTTTCAGTGACATGAACAAAGTAGAAGTTAGTTTTTTTGGTCACGTTGGGTAAGCTTTTGGAACTCGACAAGGACTGCTGCGACAAGGACTTCAGCCTGTATCCGATCAAGGTTAGAGTGATGGCGGCGACGAATTTTTGCAACAGTTTGGTGAAAATCATAGGTAGTGATTGTCCCTGGGTTTGAAAAGCTGCTTTTTTTTGCAAGCAGTCGATCGCGAATCAGCTCTGATCGCTGTTTGCCAGCTTGTTTAGCCTCAAAATCCAAGCGTTTAACTTGATCTTCTGGCAGGAATGTTGAGACTCTTTTCATGCTCAATTGATCGAGTAGCAATGTAGACGGGGCAAAGTGTAGCAGGTCATTTGGCTTTTTTCTTGGCCTTGCCCTTAGGAGGCTTGGCCTTGCGGGTGGGCTTTTTGTGTGGGCGTTCCACAAAGCTGGCCACTGTCTCTTGGTAGCCCGGCGCATCTGGAACGCCGCCCTTTCTAAGGATTTCAGTCCAGTTCATGCCTCGCGCGTATAGATGTAAAAACTGTCCCCAACCGCTCAAACCCTAGGCGCACCAAAGGATGTGCTTGGGGACAGGGGGTAGGGACAATTAGAGTTGTCCCCGTTCTTCGTCGGTGAGTTCAATCTCAACCGCTCCATCCATCAGAGGGGGACAGAGGGGCGTGTCCCCCACCTCTTGTCCCGTACCAAAAGCCGCACTCCCACTGGTATCCGTACCAAAGGGGACAGCCTTCCTACCCTCTCCACACGCGAGAACAGCAAGATAGTGTTTGGAACGAGAACCTTCTGGGACGTCCGAGACGATCAGGTTCCGATCTTCCAGGCGTTGGAGCGCTTTCTTGATTGCGGAAGCAGTGCCTGACACAAGGGAGTCACAGACCAGATCGTTTTTGGTGCGTGTTTCTGGGTAGGCAATCCGCAGCCTGCTGAGGACACGACCAAGAACTGAGGAGGGTGTGGTGTCGTCTGGGTCAACCTCGGGCGTGAAGTCGGCGATGTAGAAATCGAGGTCTTGGTTCTGGCCAAGCACCAGATGCGTCCCAGAGCGCCCAGAACGGCTTTTCTCGATTTCGATGAGGCGTTCATGGCTCTGAAGCTTTGGACCCTTGTCCTGGGGGTCTGTGCGCTTGAGAGACCACGTTTCGTCCACAGCGTCACGAATGGCTGAGGTGCCACGGAAGCCACCGTTCTTGTTGGCGTGGTGAATAATCAGGATGGTGGTGGCATGGAACAGCTCGCCATTGTTTTTGGTGAGCCAGTAAAGGGGCGTGGCGAAATCAGATTTGTTTTCGTCAAAGCCCCGCCCACCAGAGCAGCCAATCAGGGAGTCGATGACGACCAAGCTGGGCTTGATGCTTTCCATCAGGCGGATGAACTGGGCATAACGTTGAAGCTGCCAGTCAGTCCTGATAAAGGTTTTGTCTGTGATGGGGAAGTCAGCTTCGATGAGCTGTTCCTTCAGTTGAACCAAGGGCTGGTCACCATTGAGCAGGAGAACAGGGCCTTGGCTCACTGGAACGTCAGCACCGCGAACGCGGAAAGGCTTGCCAGAGGCGATGTGCTTAGCGATTGCCCATGCTGCTGTGGATTTACCGTCACCACCAGCGCCGTAAATGAGGATGACGGAAGGGTGTGGGAGAACGTCAGGGATAAGGTATTCGCGCTTGGTTTCTATCTGCATCAGCTCTTCGACGGTGACAGTATCGACTTTCTTTTCAAAGGCTATTTGATCAACGATGAGCTTTTCGAGCGCCGTCTGATCCCTGTAGCCAGCTTGCAAGGCGAGGCTATTTAGTTTGTAGTTGACCTCAGCAGGGTTTTCGAGATCAAGGATTTTCTTGGCGCGTTTGATGACCTCATTGAAGTCAAGGGTGTGCTGACGGACGTCTTGCACTTTCTTGCCTTCTGCGTCTTTTACGATTTGGGCCACGGTTTCTGAAAACCTATGCCTCTCTGGATCCTCCCGGTCAGCCAACCAGATGAGGGTGCCGAGTCCAACGCCACCGCTCTTGAAGGAGTACCAAGTCTCTTCGCAGGGATTGCCGTCTTCCCACTCTGAAGCGTAGTCAGGGTCTTCAGAAGACCAAGCAGACCAAAGCATCATGCCTGCCTCTGTAGGCAGTGCAGAGTTAATGGCCATACCAATTTTGACCCATTGATCTCTAGATCCTTTGCCTTTGTTAGGGATGACACTGAGACAGTCTTGGATGATCTCGAAGATCTCTTCTTCAGTGCGGTCTGAAAAGTCTGGATCCCTTGTGACGAGGGTCTTTGGGGGCTTCTTCATCTCAGCCAACAACCAGTCAGGTGCAACCGGAATGTCGTTGAGATCGCCGTCAAAAGTGTATTGGCCTGGCTCTGAGTGCTTCCCGCCAGGGTAAGCACCAAAAATTACGCCTTGACGCTTTGAGTTCCAGAGGATTTCGTAATCAGAATCACCCAGGCCACGACCTTCTACCTGATTCCAAAGTTCTTTTGGAACGGTAAACAAAAACTTCCCAGCATTGTTTTTAGTTGATGTAATTATGGGGGCATTAAGAAGTGTCGCCCCATGATCAATCGTAAGCTTGTCAAGTCCAGCATCAACATCAAGGATGACGATGCCATTGCCACGGATGCCAGTGAAGACGCCAACCGCCTGAAGGTCAGGGTTTTTTTGGATCGCTAGGGCTACGTCAGCCGGGTCCATCTTGTGATCAAAGCTGGCCTCTAGAGGGTTTTTCCCAGTTGCAGCCTTGCCTGACTCCATTGGAGCGCCCTTGCGGTAGATCGGGGCATATACCAGACCTTTTGGGAGCGCATTGACAAAATCTGTCAGTTTCATGTACTATACGAATTGGGGATTGTTGTTCATTTCCCTGGAGGCTGCTTCGGCTCCGGGGATTTTCATCTTACCCCAGGTTGACAGGCTGACAACGCTTGTGTATATTTCAGAAGCGTCATCAAGGTGGCGTGCATTTCTACACAGGTAAAGATGAAAATTTCATCTGATCTCATTAAAGAGTACGAGCAACAGGAAAGTGGTGGTTCTTCAAAGGACAACTACCTCAACTACAGCCAGCTTGAGCATAAGCAAAACATTGAGTTTGCTCTGCTTGAAGCTGATCCGTTCGAGTATTGGATGGTTTGGGGCGATCCCGTGGGCGAAGGCAAGAAAAAGCCTTTCCGCTTTCTGGAGAATCCAACCAGCGAAGATATTGACGCCGAGCTTGGCGCAAATTACACGCAAGGCATGGCTTACCAGTCTTTGACTGAGAAGCGCCCGCCTGCCCGTTGCCTGACCTGGCCTGTCTACAACTGGACAGACAAAAAGGTTCAAGTATTGGAAGTTTCACACAAGTCTGTGATCAACCAATTCTTGAAGTATGGTCTCAACAAAAAGTACGCTCGAAATATCCTTAGCTGGGATTTTGAGATTACAAAGATTGTTTCTGACCGCACTCGTTACGAGTTGATGATTGTCCCCCGCGACGAGGATGACCATGACGAGGAGGCAATGGACGCTGCTTGGAACGCAGTGACCAAGAAAGGTTTCGACCTGAAGATGCTGATCACTGGCGGTGATCCGTTCAGCGAGGGTTGATCTATGGAAAAACAGCAGTTGGTTCAATTCGAGCCCATCATTGGCCCTCAGGATTACAACAACCTGATCTGCCCAAGCTGTGGGGGTGACTATTTACGTCACCGAGCCGTCAGGGTCTACAACCGGGATGAAGACTCAAATGTCTGCCGTAGGACCATTGCGTCACACTACCTTTCACAGGTTTTGGTAACGCCTAACGACGGTGGAAATCCCAGCGGCAGGAGAGATGGTTTGACCATCGACTTCACCTGCGAGTCATGCAGTGGTGACGAGACTGTCGCTCAACTTTGTGTGGCGCAGCACAAGGGCAGAACACAAATGTTCTGGCGATCTGTGTGATTTGGAGCGGGGGCCTTGCGCCCCCTTTTTTTGAATGAACCGCTACAGGGAAAGCCGCAACCCACTCACAGGTTTTGAGTGGGACAGGATTCAGGAACACGCGAAGGAGTCAGCCCGCCAAGCAGTCATCACTGGCGATGCAAGCAAGCTGACCGCACTAGGACGCGCGTACTACGAAAAATATAAGTTGCAAATCCACCGGGGCGAGGTAACGTAATGTCGGGAAGTTATGTAAACCTGTGCAAATGCCAGTGAAGGAAGAAGCGCAGGACAAGTTGGCCTCTCTGCGTAAATGGCGTTTAGAGCAGGACAACTCAGGCCCTTTCAGGGTCTACCGGGACGAGGAGGGGCAGGTTTATTACTCTGTCACTCATATTTTGAAACACACTGCTCCTCAGTCCCAAAAGGATGCTTTGGAACGTTGGGCTAAGAAACCTGGCAGCGAGTCGGAACGTCAGATTGCATGTGACAGAGGAACCCTTGTTCATGAGCACTGTGAGTATGTACTCAAGACCGCAGCCAAGCTGGCACGTCAAAGTGCCAACAAGAAGGGAGCGTGGAAGGTTTGGGATGATGGTTTGGCACGTCCTCCAAAAGCCATCACCGCCTGGGCACTTAAGAAGTCGTTGGAGGGAGCGCCGGAGGTATCTTGGGCAGCCCGTAAGCACGCCAGAGGTATATGCGATTGGCTCGGTAGTGGATCAGTAACAGCTGTCCACGCCAGCGAGTTCAGCGTCAATCACTCAAGTGGCTTTGCTGGGACAGCAGACGCCTTGATCGATACACCGCTCGGTCTTACTTTGTTGGACTTTAAGACGACGAGTAGGGAAGCAGACAAACCTGAGCCATGGCTGGTGGATCACCAGGACCAGCTGGGTGCTTATAGCTTGGCATTACAAGAGATGTCTGGGATCAAGGTTGCCGCTGGAGCGATTGTGATTGCGAAGCCAACGGGCAATGTCCAGTTAAGGATGCTGAGCGAACTGGAGATGCGTGGATGTGAATGTCGTTGGCAGGAGCGTAATGACCGTTATCAGGCGATGGTATCGATTGGAGCGATCAGTGAGTGGAGCGAATGACGAAACCACTAGAGGAGGTTTTAGATGACATATATCGAGTGCGATACAACATGTGTGTTGCAGCAGAGAAAGCAGGCGTCTCACTAGAAGAAATGAAACGCCTGTTCAGGGTATATATGTCTCAGCGTGCAATGCCTGTTGATGGCTGGCGCGGAGACGTAGAGATGTGCTGGCCTTGGGTTTAAGCGCAATACTTTTTGCGTAAATAGCCAGGCAGTTGATCTTCAATGCCGCTTTTTTTCAAGTTATGGATGAAGATGCCCCACTGGTTGCGGTAACCAGTGGTGATGGAGCGATATTTATCTGCCCGATAAATGCCTTGAGCGACTTCAACTGTAATTCCAAACTGCGAAGGCAAGTAGCAGTGGAGGTGATGATCCAGTGATGGGTTGGAGCGGTTACGACCTTTATTGTGTCGCCAACGTTTGAACCACCGAAACACTTGGTGCATAAGTTCTTCGACTTCTCTGTTGGAGAGGCGACGAGACTCTTGCTGACGTTTTGGGGGTGATTTTAGTTTGGGATCTTTCCAGTTGACTTGTTCAGATGGGCCAGGTTCAAGGACAGTAATTTTGCCTTCAATGGCCATGGGAGTATTTTTGGGGATTTCAATAATCTCCCGTTGAGGCTTTGGGGCCTCTTTTGAGGCCTCCTCTGCTTTAGCAGCCTTGGTGTGAACAGCCCGGAGCTGTGGAGCGGTAAGGACGTGAGCGTTTTTGATCGCTTCAATATGAGAGCGATGAAGGTAGACGTGGAGGTGAGTTTCTACTCCATCGCGATTCATTTTGAACTGAGCGATGTAGGAGCTTTTATCAGCGCCAGAAGGCATGACGCCAATTAACTCAGCATCATCAATGATGAGAGTCTGCTCTTCTCTTGTAACTCTTTTAGTTTCAAACATGTTCAGGAATGAGCTTGAAGGTGTTGTTGATATGACTGGGAGTGCATTTCAGCCAGGGTTACGGGAGATTCACCGCCGTGGTCATCCCATAGATATTGCGGTGTTGGATCGTAATCCAGCTCATTTTGAAGGGAAGGGATGATCTCACCTTCGAGGAGATTGAGCATGGAGAAGGTGGTTTGTTGATCCATGAGGTGTCGTTTGCCTTCGCGTTCTGCGACACCTTTAAGGATGCCTAGAGCGATGTGAATTTTTGCGTATTCAGAGAGCATGATTAGGAGTCCAAGAGAGGTTGGAGTTTTCGAGATACGTGATGAGGTGTTGCACTGGAGCACCCAGTGGAGGATGGGGGCAGTCATCTCCAGGGATTTCCAGCAGGGCATGGCATTCTGCAGGCCCCCACTCTTCAGGCTGTGCCAGATGAGCAGGGTGATAGGTCGCCATGTGTGTTGGAACGATGTCATCAACAACCGCCACGACTTCATAAGTGTCGGGGCTGGTTTTGACGATGGAGCGAAGCTCGATAATTTCAGTCATGGGTCAATCAGGTGAAAGGTCTTTGAGTACAAGCTTTTGCACATTTTCAGGAAGTTGTGCAAAAAGAATGCGTGTTCCGAGGTGGTTTGTACCACCGACATCAGGGATGTTTGAAAGGTGATCAACAGGGCAACCTTCGTGTTCGCCCCATTGACCAAATCCCTGTGGATGGGTGGGATTAACAGATGCACCTCTGAAGTGGTAGACGTTGTTTTCCGGCCATAGGTAGACAATGGTGTAGCGATCAAAGGTCTCTCCACCGTTGTCGTAGATCCGGGCGGATAGGTCAATCATGGGCCAATCAGGTGCGATTTTGCTTAGTGTTAAGGATGTCTAAGGCGTACTGATGTTGTTTTTCAGTGTCGCCTTCATTAACTGCCATACGCATCAGAACGACCAGGACGTCAATTGCTTCTTCTTTGGCTGCCTGCTGTTTGGAGCGGGTGGCAGTTTCCCATGAATCGTCATCGTTTTCTGCTGCTTGTTGGAAATAGCGATAGCCAGAAGATTCAGGGATTCCAAAATCAGAGGACAGAATCGAAACGATCTCTTTGCGGTCAAGACCTTCTGAGCGAAGGGACTTGATGCGCTGTAGCGCGTCCTTGCGAATGCTTTGTTGTGCATCTTTAGAGTGCATGGGGCTGAGGGGGGTTGTTGGAACGGATTCTCAGTGATAATTCTCACCGCTCCGTCCTTCTCTACAATATACAGTGTATATTCAGCAGGAGTCAACTAGCTAAAATGCCTTCAGAGCAAAAATCGGCCGTAATGGAGCCAAACGTCAAAGCGGAGTTCATCTGTCCTGACGAGGTGCAGCTGCTGCTCGAAGCGCTGCGCTGGTACGCTCAGGACTCAGAAGGCAGGAAGAATGCCGGGCGCCTGACGTGGCTGCGTGAAAAGGTGGTTCGCGCCAAACTCCACGGGCATCATTTGATACCGCTTGCGACTGATTAAGCATAAAAAAAGCTCCCATTCCTGGGAGCTAGGTTCAACAGCCGCAAGCGTTGAAGCTGTAGAAATCCCGCAGGGTCCACTCCCTGTCACCCTTGCGGGTGCTGATCATTGGAACGTGCCGCTTCGTATAGAAAGGCCTAACGCCGCAAAATTGCAGCGCCAAAGCATTCAAACGGCTGAAAGTGGTACGACTGAACCATCTGCTATCTGGGCCAGCGTAGAACTCCATGCAACGATCAAAACGATTTAGCGTTGCGATGTGGTTTCCATGGAGAAAAACCATAGCGTGAGATCCTTTGATGCTCACGCTAGTGTTGTCTTTGCTCCAATCTTTGTGATTCCAAACGGCGGAAATCATTTCAGATTCAATCTTTCTCATTTATAGAAATTGAAGGTTAAACAAGTGCAAGCCAGGACGCCATAAGGTCTGGCATCGTGATACTTGCTGAAGAATGATTCATCGGAGCAGTCAACTAGAGCGTCCTTTAGGCCACTCTCGTCTAAGAAGTCGTCAATCAATTTGACCTCAGACTCTCCACCGTCATCATTGAGGCTGAATCCGGTTGAATCTCCGTTAATTAAATAAACTGCCCAGTGACTGGGCAGATCGTAAGATTCAATAATCATTCTTTCTCATAACAGTCGAACCATTCACCCTCTTTTCGGGTTGATGGATCTTTGCAGTGTGCTTGAGCTGCCTCAAGGCTCAAGCCTTGGAACATAACTCGATTAGCTTTGTTTAGGTGTGGTGCGTACCACCGGACGATGCAATACGTCATTGGATAAAAAGATCAAAGGGAGAACGGGTTACAGAATCGGAGCCCGCAGGCTCCAACCTGTAGAGATAGTCAGGACGCAACCGCTGAAGCTTCGCTAGGAAGATTTCAGCGGCTGCTCTGCTCTTGGGGCGTCCAACTGTTAGCCAGCCGAGACCGTCAGAGGCGGGAGAACCCCGCCAAACCTGAACGGCTGTCACGCTGTGGCCTCTTTAGCCTTCCGGTTCTGACGTTCTTTAATGGCGTCAGCCACGGTGCTTGTTAGTTGCTCTAACCACTGGTCAGCGGTGGAGTCATCCTGAGCGCTGTAACGGAAGCTAGAGATGTAACCACGGATGGCTTCTCTCAGTTCTTCCTGACTGACGTTTTCAAAGCAGACTGAATCAGTCTCGTCTCTGATCGCCAAGTTGTTGCCCCAGGTACTGAGGTCAACCCGGCAGCCTTTGGCGTTAAACGTGCGCGTTGTTTGGAGTTGCATGATGCTTTGGAACGTTTGGGGATTGAAGGTTGAAACCTTCGGACTATCCCCGAAGGGACAGTGCGAAGGCATCAGAGATACCGGCGGTCGATGCAAGCGAAGGCAGTGCCAACGAAAGCATCTTCCTGATAACTCACGAGTTTGTGAGTCCCTGCCGCTTCTTTGACCTTGCAACGTTGGATGGCTCTTTCGTTCATCAGTGCCTGTACTGGCGCGACCATGGCGAAGCCAAGGACGCTTCCGATCAGGACTGCTGAGAATGGCTTGTGCATTGTTCAGAAGGGATTGAAAAAGGGTTGGCTTTTGTCTCTGCTGATAGTGAGCCCGCGAAGGTGCGGACGGCTGCCACGGCTTGCCAGTTGAGACCGGGCGAACCCGGCAAGCCGCCGTAATGGAGCTTTTAGCTATCAGCAATGCTCAGTCCTGGGCTTCAGGCGTGAGCGTCTGGTGTTAAGTTGTCCAGGTGAGGCCAGAGTTTTTCTCCTCTGGCTTGTGTCTATTGTAGAGCATTCCCCTAGTATTTAAGAGCATCAAAGTTACAAAGTCGTGTAGCTTTTTACACTAGGCAATTCTACCTACAGTAGTACAAAAGTAGTACAGTTCAGAACCTTCTGAACATTTGATACATATGTATCATCTTATACCTATTCTCAATAAGGGGGGCAGTGTTGCGAATAGGTATAAAATGTTACGGCGCCCCCCACTACTTAAACATATATCCGCCAACTAGCACTTGTGTACTAAAAAAGCCCCTAGCCGTCAGGCCGGGGGCAGGGGTTAAAAAGATACGCTTGTACTAACCGGCTTTATCTTCAATTTTGATGGTCAGATCAGGCGCTTGGATATTGACCATTTCAGTGGACTCACCAATGACCCGTCCAATGGAGTCCAAAACCTGGCTTGCAGTCTGCAACTGCCCCTTCTTCAAAGCCTGATGAAACAGCTTGGTCCGCATGTGCTGCAGTCTTGCCAGCATATTTTCCCGATCAGCCTGCCAATCCTCGTCCACCAGTTCTTTCACCTCACGCCAATCGCGCCAAGCAGTAGCAATCCCAACTTGCTCCTTTTCTGCATGGTCATAGACCAACGCCCTAGCCGACAACCCATCCAACTGCCTCCGATACAACCGCCTCACCCTGTCTTCTTTGGCTTGCGTGGTGCGTGTGTCGTTGTCCACGTATGTTTCGACCGTTTTTTCGATAATAACCGCCCACAGACCCTATTTGCACGGGGGTAGGGGTTGAAAACTTCTGTATTGTGATAAGCATGAGCCAAAAATCCGCACCAATAGAACTTCGCTGGGCGCAAGGCGAAGTATTTTCTTGCGATAAACGTTTTCGAGTCCTTGTCGCAGGTCGCCGTTTCGGCAAGTCCTACCTCGCCTGCGTTGAATTGCTGCGTGGAGCGATCAATCGCCCAGGCGAGACCTTTTTTTACTGCGCTCCGACGTACCGAATGGCGAAGGACATCGCTTGGCGCGTCTTAAAAAAGCTTGTTCCGAAGGTTTGGATCCACTCTAAAAACGAAACTGACCTTCGCATCGAACTAATCAACGGTTCCACCATTGAATTAAAGGGAACCGAGAACGCAATGGCGCTACGTGGCCGCAGCCTTAGCGGTGTAGTCCTTGACGAAGCGGCTTTTATGGATTCGGACGTATGGTTTGAAGTAATTCGACCTGCTTTAGCGGATAAAGAAGGCTGGGCGCTATTTATTTCGACACCTGACGGTACAGCTAGCTGGTTTTATGACCTGTGGTGCTATGTCGAAGAAGATCCAACGGCATTGTGGCAGCGCTGGAGTTTTACAACGATTGACGGGGGTAACGTCAGCGCAACTGAGGTTGAAGCAGCCCGTGCCCAACTAGACCAGCGCACATTCCGCCAAGAATTTGAGGCTAGCTTCGAGAACCTAAGCGGCCTAGTCGCCATTAGCTTTTCGGACGAAAACATATCCACGGAATCAAGGGATATATCGATTCAACCGTTGCTGTTGGGGGTGGATTTTAACGTTGACCCAATGAGCGGCATTGTGGCGGTCAAAGACGGCACCAACCTGTACGTCTTCGACGAAATCATGCTTACAGGCGGGGCTACCACTTGGGATTTTGCCGAGGAAGTTACCCGTCGATATGGCGTAGAGCGCAGGGTTATTGCGTGTCCTGACCCAACGGGAAGCGCTCGAAAGACGAGTGGTGTTGGGGTTACTGACCACGCGATTTTAAGGAAGAGTGGTTTTACGGTGCAATCGCCGCGATCGCCATGGAAGATCAGGGACAAGATCACAGCTGTTAATACGGGGTTACTAGATGCGACTGGCACCCGAAGGGTGCTAATCCACCCGCGCTGTAAGCAGTTGATCAAGTCATTGCGGACATTGACTTACGCACCGGGCACTGGCTTGCCCAATAAAAACTTGGGAGTGGACCATGCGTTTGATGCGTTTGGGTATTTGTGTTTACAACAATTCAACTTGGCCAAACCAGAAACGCTTGGAACCACCAGTTATAGGCTTTATTGATTTAGGCATCGTAAGATGGGTTGAAATCGCAGTTTTGTCATGCCAAAAGGTCCAGGCACTTACGGCACACAAAAAGGCCGCCCACCCAAAAAAAAGAAGAGCGTAAAAAAAGGGTCTAAAAAAATGCGTCATGGCCATGGCTGCTAGAAACGAGCCAACCAATAAAGCTCTTTACGCCCGCGTCAAAGCCGCTGCTAAGCGTAAATTCGACGTTTACCCAAGTGCGTATGCAAATGCGTGGCTGGTGCGCGAGTATAAGAAGCGTGGCGGCACTTATCGCAAGGTGACCAATGGCGGAGCGAAAAAAGCCAAAAAAACCAAGTAGGAAGGGCCGTGGAGGCTTAGGCCGTTGGTTTGACGAGAAATGGGTCGATATAAAGACCGGGAAGCCTTGTGGCCGGTCTAAGGGAGAAAACCGCGATTATCCAGCGTGCAGGCCATCAAGGCGGGTGTCAGACAAGACACCTAAAACCACAAAAGAAATGACGCCTGCTGAAAAAGCTCGATTTAAAAAAGAAAAGACTGGTTCAAAGAAGATTTCTTACCAGCATAAGCGGCGCAAGGCCAAGAAAAAGAAGTCTTGAGATGGTCTTTGCAATGCGAACGGTTAGACTGAACGGCATAGACCCTTCCTATGTCTAATTATGGCCATCCTTCGCGGAGAGCAAGGTGCCGTCCAGTTCGACGCTGCTGGCTCTTCTAACGCCACCATCGTTGGCACCCGCAGCTGGACGCTGAACATCACTAAAGACACGCTGGACTGCACCGATCACGGTGACACGTTCCGTGCGTATGTCGGCAGCATGGTCAGTGGTTCTGGCACGGTTGAGCTGGTTTACGATCCAGACGCAACTGGTCAAGCAGCGTTTATTGAAGACGTAATCACTGCTTCTGACACTGCGGACGCTACGTTCGAGTTGTTTACAACTGGCACAACATCCGGCTCCGATTCTGTCAGTTTTGCCGGAATCATTACCAGCATGGATATTGCATCTACTGTTGGTGATTTGGTTGTTGCTACCTGCAACTTCATCACTAGCGGCACCATCACTTCCAACCTTCAATAAGGTTGACTGATGGTCGAATATCTCGGCGAAAAATTTGCTGGCTACAACAAGCCTAAGCGCACTCCGAGCCACCCCACTAAATCCCACGCCGTCTTGGTCAAGGAAGGGGACAAGATTCGGTTAATCCGATTCGGGCAACAGGGAGTCAGTGGCTCACCAATGCGTAAAGGAGAGTCTGCAGCAGCAAAGAAACGCCGAGCATCGTTTAAAGCTCGCCACGCAGCCAACATAAAGCGTGGCAAATTCTCCCCTGCTTACTGGGCCAACCGCACGAAGTGGTGACTAAATGACTTACTCCGTCCCTGGCCTAGTTCGTACACATTTGGTCAGCTCTTCCTACATGGGAAGTGTTGACAGTCCGTTTGTCAGGACACGGGCTGTAATCGACCAGATGAAGGGCTGGGAGATTATGAAAGCTGTCACTTCAGGAACTG